GTACGAGTCATGAGCGAAGATTACGATTACATTCAAGCAAGTATCAGAACTCAAGAAGAGTCTGAGAATCTTTTTAAGTCACAAGATCCATTTGGAAAAGACTGGACAATATTAAAAGACTATATTGGCATTGATCAAAACTTTAAACGTAGAACATCAAGAACGGTTTCTAAGGCAACATATGCATATAATACAGTAGAGCCTTCAACACAATATTTAAATGCTGCAAATGCCGTTCCTGCTGGAGACGGTGCAGAATCAAAGCAGATTAATCCTGGAACGGTATACAGAAATGGATATGGTCTATTTGATGTAATTACACCACCATACAACATGTACGAGTTAGCAAGTTACTATGACACATCTTTTGCAAATCACGCTGCTATTGATGCAAAGGTAGAAAACGTTGTTGGTCTTGGATACCGCTTTGATATTACAGATAGAACAATGTTACGTTTTGAGACAAACGATGATCAGGGTGCTGTAGATCGTGCACGTCGTAGAATTGAAAGAATGAAACTTGAGATGCGTGAGTGGTTAGAGTCTCTTAATGATGATGACTCATTTACAACAAGCATGGAAAAAGTTTATACAGATCTTCAGGCAACTGGAAATGGATTTTTAGAAGTTGGTAGAACCGTAACTGGAGAAATTGGATATATTGGACATATCCCATCAACAACTGTGCGTGTAAGAAGACTGCGTGATGGCTTTGTTCAGATTATTGGTCAAAAGGTGGTTTACTTCCGTAACTTTGGTGCAACAAATGCAAACCCAATGACAACAGATACTCGTCCAAATGAAATTATTCACATCAAAGAATATTCTCCATTAAACACATACTATGGAATTCCTGACATTATTTCAGCGGTATCATCATTAATTGGTGACTCACTTGCTGCTCAATACAACATAGACTACTTCCAAAATAAGGGAGCCCCAAGATATATTATTACAGTCAAGGGTGCAAAACTATCTGCTGATGCAGAAGACAAAATGTTTAGATTCCTTCAGTCTGGACTCAAGGGACAAAACCATAGAACTCTGTATATCCCTCTTCCTGGAGATACAGACAATAACAAGGTTGAGTTCAAGATGGAGCCAGTTGAAACTGCTATTCAAGAAGCATCTTTTGAAAGATATAGAAAACAAAATCGTGATGATATTCTTGTAGCACACCAGGTTCCTATTTCAAAACTAGGCGGATCAGATTCAGGCGCTATTGCTGCTGCTATGTCACAGGATAGAACCTTTAAAGAGCAGGTTGCTCGTCCAGCACAAGCACAACTTGAAAAGGTTATTAATAAGATTATTAAAGAAAAAACAGATATTCTTAGTCTTAAGTTTAATGAACTTACACTTACAGATGAGATTGCTCAATCACAAATCATTGAGAGATATGTAAAGACACAAGTCATTACTCCAGATGAGGCTCGTGAATTAATTGACATGCCGCCAAGAGCAGATGGAGAAGGTAATGCTCCGTTCTCTATGACACCAAGACAGGCAACAGATGCAAGAGCAAATCTTGCTGGCAATCGTCAGCGGGATGCTGAAAGAGCAAACAACTCTTCAGACTCTACAGCAACACTTGAAGGTAGAAATCCACAAGGAGAAGGAAGATCATCTCAATAGTTGAGAAAACCATAAAAAGGTTTGATATAATAATACTGCCATGATTATAAATAAAGCACACTGGATTACTGAAGGCGACAATGTTCGCTTTTCTATGCCAATCGGCAAGGTAGACCAGGAGCGCAGAATTGTATCAGGTTTTGCAACATTGGACAATATTGACAAGCAAAATGACATTGTTACAACAGAGGCAAGCCTAGAAGCATTTAGAAAGTTCCGTGGAAATCTACGTGAAATGCACCAGCCAAGCGCTGTGGGAAAGATTGTTTCATTTAAAGAGGATCGCTATTTTGAGCCTCAATCAAAGAAGTTTTATAGCGGGGTATATGTTTCTGCATATGTTTCAAAGGGTGCACAGGATACCTGGGAAAAGGTCCTTGATGGCACACTAACTGGTTTTTCAATTGGTGGCAACATCACAAAGTCAGATGATACATTTGATGAAAAACTTGATAAATCAGTGCGTATAATTAAAGAGTATGAATTATTTGAATTATCACTAGTTGATAATCCAGCAAACCAATTTGCTAATGTTATCTCTATTGAAAAAGTAGACGGTAAGAATACAGTTAGTGGATACCTTTCAAAGACAGAAGTTAAAAACGTATTCTGGGATTCAGAGAATGACATTGTATTAATGTCAGAAGATGATTCAGCAGATAGTCCTACTTCTGGTAAGCCTATGAAAAATATTGGTTTTGTTGAAAAATCAGATTCAGAAAATACAGAAAAAATAAAGTTCTTAGTTGATAGTGCAAAAGGCATTAGAACAATTAAGATGACAGAGGAGGAAAATCCTATGACAGAAGAAACAACAATCGTTGATGCACCAGGTGCTGAGACAGTAGAGTTGATTGAAAATGTTGAGGTTGCTCCAGAGGCTGCAGCAGTTGCTGTAGAAGAGGCTCCAGTAGAAGTTCCTGCAGAGGATACTCCTGCTACAGAGCCAGCAGCAGAAGCAGCACCAGAGGCTGAAGAAGCACCTGTTGTTGAAGAAGCAAATGATTCAGTTGATGCTGTTGTTAATGCAACAGAAGAAGTTGCTAAAGCGGTTTCTTCAATCAATGAAAATCTAACTAATGCCTTGAGCAATCTAGCAGAAACAGTAAAGTCTATGCAGGCTACTGTTGAAGCAATTACAAAGTCCCTTGATGCCGTTACAGGTGAAGTTAAATCTGTATCAAATGAGGTAAAAGAAGTTAAGGGTTCTTTTAATGAGTTTGGGAAGCGAGTAGATATGGTCGAAAAAGACACCGCTTTCCGCAAGTCTGGCGATCTCGGCGAGATTGTACAGGAGTTTTCGGAAACGAAGACTCAAAAATCCCTATGGGGCGGTCGTTTCCTCAAAACAGCCGACTTATTCCAATAAGTACTATTCACTAGGAGGTGAACAATATGTCGGAACAAGAAATCGTAAAGAACTATCCAGGCTCTCCAACCGTAAGCCACCAACACGCAGGTGATGGTGCTTTCGCATCAGGTGATATTGGCGGAGCAACTGCTACCAGCCCAACCACTTCAAATGTCGGAGCAGAAATGGGAAATATTGCAACAGCAAACTTTGGTGTAACCAATGGCGCTAACGCAGTAAATCCAACTGGTACACCTGGAGGTATTCTACTTCCAGAGCAGGCTCGTCGCTTCATCGACTACGTGTGGGATGCAACAGTTCTCGCCAAAGATGGTCGTAGAGTTACAATGAGAGCAAACACCATGGAACTTGAAAAAGTTAACGTTGGTGAGCGTGTAATCCGTGCTGCTGCACAGGCAAGCAATGACTACACAAACGCAGGTGCTACATTTACAAAGGTAGAGTTGACAACCAAGAAGATTCGTCTTGACTGGGAAGTATCAACAGAAGCACTTGAAGATAATATTGAAGGCGGAGCGCTTGAAGATCATCTAGTTCGCTTGATGACAAACGCATTTGCTAACGATATCGAAGACCTTGCTATTAATGGCGATGGTTCAACTGGAAACTTCCTTTCAATCATGGAAGGTTTCGTACACAAGGTAGAGAACGATGGCGATGCTCACGAAGCACTAGTCACTGTTACTGATGACAACTGGACAACTGAAGTAATGCAGGATATTATTCTTGCAATGCCACGTAAGTATCGTGCACTAAAGCAGAACCTAAAGTTCTATGCTGGTACAGATGCATTCCAGGGTATCGTAAAGAACAACGGAACACTTGCTGATGCTATTGCAGAAGCATTTGCTCCTCGTGCTGCAGGTACAGAGCGCAACCGTCAGGCATACCTTGATGGACAGGCACAGACATTCGGTGGAGCACGTACAACACGTGTTCTAGGAATTGACGTACAAGAAGTCCCTTACTACCCAGCAGATTATGTCGACTTGACATTCCCTGCTAACCGTATTTGGGGATTCCAGAGAGATATCACTGTAAACCGTGAGTACAAGCCAAAGAAGGATACAATTGAATACACAGTATTCGTCCGCTTTGGTCTACAGTGGGAAGAACTTGATGCGGTTGCTTATGCAGACGCAGCATCAGATCCTACTGCATAATAGTTTGTAAAAACTAAACGATAGGGAGGACAGGTCAAACTGTCCTCCTTTATCAATTAAGGAGCATTATGTCTTATCCAGGAAGCCCAACAGTTCCACATCAACATGATGGCGATGGTGCTATTGCAGTAGGCGGGGTAGGTGGGGCAATCATAATGGGTCCAAGTGGAATGATTACACAAAATAATGTTTTAGGAAATATACCAACACCAATATTTGGTGAGAATATAACAATTTCTGGAACACCAAGCGGTATTAGAAGGCCACAAACATTGAGAGCAAGTAGAAGATAAGTTATCTCTGATATAATAGCAGTGGAGGATAAGATGGCAACAACAGTAGAAGTAGTAGAAAAATTTAGCAAGAAAACAGTACCACAACTAAAAGCCTATGCAAAAAAGAACAATATTGATCTATATGGAACAAGCACAAAAGAAGAAATGCTAGAGGCTATTTTGCCTTTTGTACCAAGAAAAGATGTAGAAGAAGTAAAAGAAACAAAAAAAGCAGCAGTATCAAAAGAAGAAAAAGAAGCGCTAGAGGTTCCAACAGACAAGATGGCTTTGTATTCAGAGCGAAATCTTCATTGGAACGGTGTGGGTGCCCTTGAAAAGGGATATAACATTGTCACAAAGGAGGCATCCGTTAAGTGGCTAAATCATAAGGCAGTTCGTGAAGCATCGCCTAAAGAAGTAGCCAGACATTACGGTAAGATTTAATGCAGATTTTACGATTACCACCATACCCATTAACCATCTCTTATGATGTGCCTTTACCAAACACTGACTACATTCTTGTTATTAATGAGAGTGCAAGAAATGTAAACGATGTTACAGAAAGCATTGTTTCTACTGCTGGATCAAAACTAGAATATACTCTTCCAGATCAGTTCAATTCTTATGATGAGTCCTACTATTTAGCGATCTATGAAGATGTTGAAGGTCTTCCTGGAGATATCGTTGTTGAAGATAATCTAGAAATCATGCGCCCTTATGTAAATCCTACAACTTTGGCAACAACCTTGGGTTCTGGAACAGCAACAGAAATTAATGATTATATTAAGTATGAAGGATTAGCACGAGCAATAATTGATTCTATTGTTCCAGGCGGATTCTACTATGAGCGTTCATGGTATGAGACCAATGGAAACGGAACAGACTACCTTCCAATTTGGGACAGAGTTTATAAGATTGTCAAAGGTTATGAGAATAATGAACTTGTCTGGGACACAGACGATGACCCACAAGCATTAGGTCAATGGAATTATTTATTAACAAAAGACAAGACAGCAATTATTAAAGAATGGAATCAGCAAATGACTGATTCATATATTAGAGCAGTTGGAACGCCAAAGGGTGTGCCACTTGGAGAATCAGACTCAATTTATCTTTATGACACAGAAGATAGCACAGTAACACTAGCCGTAGCCCCAGGAGTAACATTCCCAGTAACATTTAACTATCTATTCTCGCTTGAAACGGGGTATAAAGTAGTTCCTTATGACATACAAGATGCTATAACAATGCTTATTGATGATATTAAGTGTGGCAAGATGGAATACCATAAGAGATATATTCTTGATTATTCTACAGACCAGTATAAGATTAAGATTGATAAGTCTGCCCTTGATGGAACAGGCAATATCTTAGTAGACAGAATCCTAGAAAAGTATATTACAAACTTTGGCACACCTGGAGTTTTATAATGGCTGAGTGCGAGGCAACAGACTTTATTTACCCAATGAAAGCAGATATTTACTATCCAATAATTACTCAAAACAATTATGGACAAGCAAATAAAGAATGGGTATTTGATAGAACTATTATCTGTAATGCAAGCACGATTGGTGGCGCAGGAGATGTAGAGTTAAAGCCAGAAGTTTTTTTACAATACGATGGAAAACTTATTGCTAGATCAAAATCAGACATAAGAATTTCTTCAAACGATACAGACAATGCAATAACAAATATACTTATTACAAATATTAGAAGTGCAACAGACTTAGTAATTTATAAAGAAACAGCAGGCCCAAGAACAGGCCGTGGAACAATCTATGAGGTAGGAACACTAGAGCCTTTTGTTGGTCCATTTGGAGAGATAGAATACTTTAAAATGCTATGGCGTAGAACCGAGAACCAGACAGTTGGTGACTAATGAGAGTCTCACTAACAACAAACAGTTTTGAAAAAGACCTTCTAAATATTGCTAATTATTCTTTAGGATTTTTAGAGGGTGCAGAACGTGGTAAAAAAGTATTTTTAGATAATCTTGGCAAAGGAGTTATTTTTGCTCTGGGTCAGTATATAGATGTTGAAGCAAGATCTAATGCCAGCGCTTTACACCACGTATATGAATGGTATCAAACTGGAAGCCCCAATGCAAGACTATTTGATCTTAACTATACTGTTAGTAATCTAGGCCTATCTGTTAATTCAACTTTTAGACAATCAAGAACTGTTCAAGAAGACAGTAGCGTTCCGTTTTATAATAAGGCAAGAATTATGGAAGATGGAATTCCAGTAGTAATCACACCAAAGAAAAATTCTGTATTAAGATTCTATGAAGGTGGTAGAACTGTTTTTACATCAAAATCAATTACTGTTAGAAACCCAGGTGGACAAGAAGTTCAGGGATCTTTTGAAAGAGTTTTTGATGAATTTATGAAAAGATACTTTACTCAGGCTTTTCTAAGAGCCAGCGGTATATCAGACTACATCAGTAACCCAGTTATATATAAGAAGAACCTCAGTGCTGGATCAAAACAAGGCAAGTCAAAAGGTATTTCAACTGGCTATAAATGGATTACAAATGCAAAGATTGAGGTAGAATAAGACTATGGAAAATGTATTATCAACTGGATTCCCTCCAACTTTTATTAACCAATATGTTGTTGGTCAACTAGAGCGTTTTGGCATTTTAAGCGGTGCAGAACAAATGGTCCCAGTATTCCCAACTAGTCCAACAAATATAGAAGATGTATTTAAAAACTATGTAGCAGCACCTGGAATATCCGACCCACTGCTTATTCAATATGAAAGATTAATTAGATTTAGACCAACTCCATTTTATAGAAATAAAAGAGAGCAGGTAGTCTACTACCTATATTGCACAAATTTAAGCAAAATCACAGATGCACATAGAATTATTACAGATGCCCTAGATCGTGAAGATTCCGCCGCACAAGACGTAAATGCATGGTGTGCAGAGTTTGGGGTAGACAATATCCCCTTTAATGTCTATTTCCATAATTTTCGTGTCTATCAGGCAGATGAGACAAGAGACATCCTAGAACTGGCTTCAGCCAGAACTTTATACGCAAATAAACTTATTATTGAGTACGACTACCACACAATAGACAATATTACGGTCAACGGGGTAGCCTATGAAAACCCATACACTTAAAAATGCTGTTATACTTATTTTGAGGAAACACCCCAACAACTTAATATAGATTCTATTGAAAGTAGAGGTGAAAAAATATGGCATACACTCGTGGTACGTCTACTAACATTATTGTTG